GTCACGATTTCCGAGGTCAAGGACCACCTCGTGGTTGACCACTCCGATGATGATCAGTACCTGGCGGGGCTGATCACGGCGGTCGTGGAATACCTCGAGGCGGTCCAGGACCGCACGCTGGTCACGACGACGTACGACCTAAAGCTCGATCGGTTCCCGTCTGGGAACGGCACGATCGAGCTGCCACGGTCGCCGCTGTCGTCGGTCACCTCGGTGAAATACCAGGACGTAGACGATGTCGAGACGACGTTGTCGAGCAGCCTGTACACGGTCGACACCAGTAGCACGCCGGGCCGGCTGCTGCCCGCCTATGACGAGTCCTGGCCGTCAACACGCACGCACATCCACGACGTGACCGTGCGGTTCGTCTCGGGCTACGGTGACCCGGCTGACGTGCCCCGTGCGCATCGCCACGAGATCCTGCTACGGGTGGCCGATCTGTTCGAGAACCGGGAGGCGGCCGTCACGCGACGGCACGTGAGTAGTTTCGCCGCCGAGGCACTGTTCCAACTAAACCGGGTGATCTGATGCCGGCGGGTGCCTTTCGATTGCCGATCCGCGTCGAGGCTCGCGACGAGTCGACGCGGAACTCGTACAACGAGACCAGCGAGAGCTGGACCCGTCTGCTCGAGACCCGTGCCGCGATGGCGACGACCGGGGGCCGGGAGTTCGCCGACGGTGGCGGAACGGCAGCGGACGTGACGCACGTGCTGCGGATCAGGTCGAGCCGGCTGGCCAGGACGATCACGCCGAAAAACAGGCTGATCCACGACGGCCGGACGTTCGAGATCCTCGCCGCGGTCGACCGCGACGGCCGCCGGCGGGTCATTGATCTGCAATGTAAGGAGGCTGTCTGATGCCTCGAATGGGCAGCATGACGATATCGGGCATCGAGCCCTTCCGCCGCAAGATGAGGAAGCTGCCGGAGAAGATACAGAAGCGCGTCGTCAAGAAAGCGATCACGCGAGCCGGTGCGGTCGTGCGAATGGCAACGCGGAAGCTGGTCAAGCGAAAGGCGATCGACGACGGCATGCCCAACGGGCACCTCTACGAGCAGATCATTTCTAAAACTAAGATGGTCAAGGGCGTCCCGGTCTGCACCGTCGGTGCCGAGTACACCAGCGTTAGCATCGCCCACCTGGTCTACGCCGGAACATCTCCGCACGAGATCCCGGTGCCCTGGCGGGCTGATCCGCTGCAACATCCCGGCAGCAAGCCATTCCCCTTTATGCAACTCGGCCTCGAGCAGTCTCGAGGCAAGGCCCAGTCTGAAATGGTCGCCAGGTTGAGCCGTGAGATTGCCAAGGAGCTGAAAAAGAAGTGACCGCCATTAAGAAGGGACTGATTGACTACCTGCTCGCGCAGACACCCGTCACCGATCTGGTGTCGACCAGGATCCGCCCTGGCGTGATCGAGCAGGGGCTGGCCCGGCCGCATCTCCGGGTCGACCAGACCGGCGGCGAGGTGCAGTACGTAATGAGCGGCAACAGCGGACTCGCCGAGACGTTCCTCGACATCATCTGCGAGGCCGACAGCGAGCAGGCGGCTTGTGAACTGGCCGAGACGGTCAGGCTGGAGGTCGACGGTTTTAGCGGGTCGTGGGGGAGCGAAACGATCAAGTCGAGTTTCTGGGTCGGCACACGGGACACGCGGACCAGGCCGCAGTCCGGTGGCGAGGTCGGTAAGCCGTCGCAGACCATCGCAGTGCAGATAACACACGCATCGGCTGTGCCGAGCTTTTGATAACCATCCAGGCCAAATCGAAAACAGGACAGATCCTCGAACTCGAGGTGGAGCGGATCATTGCAATCGACGGCGAACCGTTCACGGCCAGCAGCGGACAGATCCGCGATCACCTGATGATTGTCGAGGGGCGATTACAGGCACTTGAAACCATAATCGGCAACCAACAACTTGCGGGAGTTTAATCATGGCTGACAGCGGATTCGGTACAACTGTCTCTTTCGAGAGCGGCTTTCTGGCGGAGATCATTTCCGTCGACGGCCCGGATGTGAGTCGTGAGGCGATCGATACGACGCACATGGGCACCAGCAATGGTCGGATGACCTACATTCCGAGCGACCTGATCGACGGCGGGACAGTCTCGGTGGAACTCGCCTACGTCCCCAGCACGGCCCCTCCGATCACCAGTTCGGCGTCAGCAGTTGCGATTACATACCCCGACGGCGGGACTTGTAGTTTCGACGGATTCCTGACGAGTTTCTCCGTGTCGGTCCCGATCGATGACCGGATGACGGCGACGGCCGAGATCAAGGTCACCGGAGCGGTAACCATAGCCTAGGACCACTCAGATGCAAAAAGTTAAGTTCATCCAGAGCGTTACCAAGCCGGCCCACCGTGCCGGTGAACCTGGTGACGTTAAGGAGTTGCACGACCACGACGCGCGGGAACTCGTCGCTGGCGGATATTGTGAAGCCGCCGAACCGAAAACCCGGGTGAAAAAGGTCAAACCAAATGACGACGCTACGTGATGCAATCCTGGCGGCGGATGATCTCGAGCAGCAGGAAATCACGATTGACGGCTGGGACTTCCCGGTATCGGTTCGAGTGATTTCAGGCCGTGAGCGGCAGCAGTTGGTCGAAAAGTGGAACGAGGTCAAGGATGACGACGCGGCGATGCAAGACCTCCTGCCCTTCGTCTGTGCCTTGTGCCTGGTCGACCCGGATGGATCCCGCCCGTTCGAACCAACCGATAAGTCCGACCTCGATCTCCTCAAGGGAAAGGGAGCCCGGCAACTCGAGGAGGTTTATCACGCCGCCATGCGGCTCAACGGAATGGAAGACGACGCGCTCGATGCGGCCGTCGCAAATTTTCAAGAGACCCCGACCGGCGGTTCTGGTTCCACCTAGCCCGAACCGTCACCAACTCCAGCGTCCTGGAGTGCCAGCGTCAGATCAGTTCGCGTGAGTTTGTGGAATGGCAGGCGCATTACGAGGAGACACCCTGGGGCGACGACTGGCAACAGGCCGCGACCATCGCCGTGGCGACTCTGAGCCCCTGGACAAAAAAGAAACTCAACCCACAGGACTTCATCCCCGGCCGGCAGCGTAAGCGGCGGCAGTCCCCTGGCGAAGTTGCAGCCAGGCTTAAACTCTTCTTTGACGCCCAGAAAAAGCGGACTGATTGATGGCCAAGAGCATCGGCAAATTTGCCGTCAACATTGGAGCCAATACGCGTGGCTTCAGTTCCGGTCTCAGCCGGGCGTCTCGATTGTCCGCGGGATTTAGTAAGAGTCTTGGCGGGATGGCGATGAAGGTGGCCGGAGTCGCCGCGGCGTTCCTGGCGCTGCGTAGCGTCTTCAGGGGCGTGTCCGCCCAGTTCGAGGCCGTCGACAAAATCGCCAAGTTCTCCAAGCAGACCGGGGTGGCGACAGAAAGCCTTGCCGCGTTCTCACACGCGGGCCAGTTGGCCGGGGTCAGCAATGAGATCGTCAACAAGGGAATCCAGCGGATGGCCCGCCAGATCGGTGAGGCCAATTCGGGCGTCAAGACGGCCGCTCGAGGGTTCGAGATGCTCGGGCTGAAGACGAAAGAACTGACCAAGGTCACCCCCGAGGAGCAGTTCGGGATGGTCGCCGAGAAGATCAAGGCGATCGTCGATCCGGCAGAGAGAGCGGCGGCAGCGTATGGGGTATTTGGACGCGCAGGCCAGGACATGATCCCGATGCTGATGGGAGGCTCGGCGGCGATCAGCCAGGCCCGCAAGGAGGCCGAGCTGTTGGGGATGACGTTCTCGGCCGTCGACGCGGCGAAGGTCGAGGAGTCGAATGATGCCTGGACACGGGTGAAGACAGCGTTGAGCGGCGTGGCCCGCATGTTCACCGTACACCTGGCCCCGGTCTTCACGACATTTTCCGAAAACGCTGTAGAGATGTCGAAGGTGATCATTGCGAAGGTCAAGGAATGGGGGCCAGTCTTCCACCAGTTCGCCAACGTGGCGATCTCGATGTTCAAGGCGGTATGGGAGTCGGTCAGCACTATCTTCACGTCAGTTTTCGGAGTGATCAGCGCGAACATGGGCTCTGCTAAGGACTTCGTGATCGATGCCCTGATCTCGATGGAGTTCCGAATAAAGAACTTCGGCACCATTGCCGGTCTGGCGTTCACCAAAATGCAGATCCTGGCGGTCGAGTTCGGAGCCACGATCGCGCACTTCTTCACCGGGACGCTGCCTGCCCTCTTCGGCTGGTTCGTCGACAATTGGGCGAATATGTGGACTACCGCTTTCGATTTCGCCATCACAGTCCTGACGAACTACGGCAAGAATGTCCGGTCCCAATTCGAGGCCTTGTGGCATTTCATCAAGACCGGGGAGTGGGAGGTTGCGTTCATACCGCTCCTGGAGGGATTCAAAAATACGATCGGTGAGTTGCCGAAACTCCCCGAGCGTGAGATCGGTCCCCTGGAGTCGGGACTGCGCGAGGAGGCCAAGCGGATCCAGCACAAGCTGGACGCCGACTTCGAGGTCTTCCGTGACAAGCGTCGCGAGGAGCTGCTGGGCGGTGCCGAGATCAAGGCCCCCGAGTTGAAGCTCCCCGAGATCGGCCTGGGCACGGGTGCCGAGAAGAAAGCGGACACGGCGGCCGCCGGCGGCATCGCGGCCCTGGAGCGTGGCAGTTCCGCGGCCTTCTCGGCCATTGCCAAGCAGATCCGTGGTGCCTCGGCTGAGCGGCGCGAGGAGGCCAACCTGGACGCCAACGAGCGGGCTGCCGACGCGGCGGAACGGATGGCGGATCAGATGGAGGACAACCCAACTCTCCAGCCGGCGGTGATCTGATGGCGATCATATCGGTCAATGAGACTTGGGCCGGGGAAACCGGGTCAGCCGACAACACGTGGCTCCGTACCTACTCCCGCGTTTTCCAGGTCATCACAAACAGCCCGACGCACTCCGTCTACGAGATCGGCAGCCACGCCAGCATTCCGCTACTGTGGTCGCTTCACCCCGACGACCTGAGGTGTTTCTGCGACAAGATCACGCCGAAGCGGCTCGCAGCATCGCGCGAGGTCTGGGAGGTCACTTGTACCTATACCAACAAGGTCGACGTTGACGATGAGCCGGACCAAAACCCCCTGACCCGGCCCTGGCGGTTGTCGTGGACATCACAACTGTTCACGAAAGTGGCCGAGCGGGGCATCAAACGCGAGACGATCAACGCGCAGGGGACGACCGTCTCACCGGCACCGTCTGGGGATGTCGAGGGGCCGATCATCAACTCGGCCGGTGACCAGTTCGACCCGCCTGTGGAAATTGAACAATCCAACTGGCAATTGACTGCCAAGAAAAACATCGCGACGGTTCCGACATGGCTGATGGACTACCGCGATTCGTTGAACCACGCAGATATCACAATTGCAGGGATCGTGTTTCCTGCGGGCACACTGCGGATCAACTCGATGGCGATCGGCGAGTATTCGTACGAGAACAACGTCGGCTTCTACCCGTTCGAGATACAGATAGCCCAACGATCAGAACGCTGGATGCGTGAACTACTCGACCAGGGCACGCACGAAGTCAAAACGGTCAGCGTCAGTGGGGTGGCCACGAAGGCCCGTTTGCGCGTTGTCGACAGAAAAGGGCAGCACGTCACCGAGCCCGTGCGGCTGAATGGGCTCGGGGTCAAACTGGATGAGGATGCCGACGTCGAGGACTCCATTTTCATCCGTTACCAGGTGTACCTCAAAGAACGGAACTACACGGCACTCGGGCTCCCAACCTCTTAGCGTAAGGTGACACTATGGCGGATGAACTCTCTGTCACGATCCTGGCCACAATTACTAACGGCAACTTTAAGGACCGCGTCGACCACGGGGTCCAGACGTTCGACCAGACAGCCATCGGCGCAGCCAGCAACGTGGTGAGTGTCGGCACGGGGGAGGAGGACGTGGCGATAGGCGACATCTCTACGCTCGGTTGGTGTTTTGTCCGCAACCTGGATGCCACCAACTATGTCACGTATGGGCCGAAGTCGTCGGGAGCGATGGTCGCACTCGGCCGGATCGAGGCGGGCGAAATCCACGCCCTGCGACTCGAGCCAGGCATCACGATTCGCTGGAAAGCCAATACGGCGACCTGTTTGGTTGACCTGCGGATTTTCGAGGATTGAGTAGTGCCCAAAGACGTTTTCGGGTTCGATCACGAGTCTGCAAATAAGATCGCGCGCGTGGTGCGGGACCACCTGGCCTCTTCGGGTGGTGATAAAACCCACCGTAGGGCTGACGTATCTGGCCCCGGCAATCACGTCGCCCAGGCCGTCATCACCGAAATGGGTGGTTCGGTACACAAATTCCGATTCGTCGCAGGCAGTTTTGTCGAGGACATAGAGACGTCGACGGCGGGGTATGAGGAAATACCCGGCGAATATTATGCCCTAGACATTTGCCGCACACCGCTGCAGGAGGGTGCATACGTCTGGATCGTCGACCACAACAATCAGTGGTGGATAATTGACAGGTGTAGCAAGGTCGGTAGCGGTGGTGGTGCTGCCGGTTCTATAACCGGCTGCTGCGGCATGTGTGGCGCGGGAAGCATCACGGATTGCACAGCGTGCAATGGCAACGCCGTTGCTGCTTATGCGTTCGTGATCCCAGCAGTCGAGTACGAGGACGACTGCTGCAGGTTGGCCGTCGGCAACCAGTTTGTATATCACGTGGGTAGCTGCGGGTGGGAAGGGATCGAACTCGACCAGTGTGACGGGGTTCCAGGAACGTACCCACGTTGGCGTCTGGAGATAACGGGCACGGATCCTTACGACGTCAAGCTCGAACTCGAGATGCCGGGTATCGAAAACGTGATCGGCGGTGACGATTCGAAGATCACCTACAGAAATCCTCAGAAGTTCTGCTGCAACTGCGCCAACGTCATGCGACTCGATTGTGCCGTGGCCCTCCCGAGCACGTGCCTCGATTTCCCTTGTGAGATTTGCATCCTGCCAGGCCCCAAATGCTGCGACACATCAGACATAGCGACAACACTGACGGCGACCATTGACGGCACGAATGATTGCATGTGTGCCGATCAATTATCGATCGATTTGATTTACAACGCGGGTGATCAAACCTGGACGGGCCAGGCGGACTTTTGCCAGACGAAAGTAACCATGAAGCTGCAATGCCAAACCGACGGCGGGGCTTGCGGCGACTTTGTACTAGACGTCTCATGGGAGGACGCGTGTTATTCACCAGTGAAGATCACGAACCCCGACCCGTGCAGCTGCACGCCATTCTCTCTGACGTTCCAGAATATTGCCGCCGACGGCTGCTGTGGCAGTGCATCCGCCGGCTCAACCCTCGACGTGGTGATCACGCTGTGATCCAGGACTGACCCGAGTACCAATCCCCAAGGGCACCAATCGAGATGCGTTACACGGCCACGTCGGCGGCCGAATCGACCAAGTGAGCCCCGAATTGCCTCCAAATCGGCACCGCGTCGCCAGGAGGTCCACAGTGCCCCTGTACAGGACCAGCGCCATGCAGCTCGAGGATATCGTCCTTGGCATCACGGCATTCAATAGGCCCAGGCTGTTGGAACGCCTTGTCGCGAGCGTGCGATCGTTGTACCCGAAGCTGCAGATACTCATCGCGGACAACGGCTGGGAACCTGCAAACCTCGACGGCTGGGACGGCGTCACGATGGTCGACGTCGAAACTGACTGCGGCCTGTCAGCCTCCCGGAATGCCCTGGCGGCAGCGTGCCCGACCTCGCTGATGTGTCTTGCCGAAGAGGACTTCGTTTTCACGGAGCAGACCGACCTGGCCGCCGGCGTGGCGATCATGGCGGACAATCCCAAACTCGGAATGCTCGGCGGGTCGCTGATTCAGGCTGGACAAGTGCAACATTACGCCCGCAACTTCCGCCGCGAATCTCACCCGGAAGGCGACGTACTGAAGGCAGTTCCGGCCGGCGGGCCGATGATAAGGCAGGGGCCACATTCTGCGAGCTGGCGCAGGTGTGACATGGTGTTTAACTGGGGCATCATCCGGCGCGAACTGATGCTCGAGGTGCCGTGGGATGAGGACCTCAAGCTCGGGGAACACGCCGACTGGTTCCTGCGGGTCGGGCAGGACAGTGACTGGGAGGTTGGTCACACGTTGGCGATGCTCGCCAGGCATGACCGGGATGATCCGGGTGAGTACAGCAAACACCGGAATCGGGCGACCGGCTACCTTGAGGTCTTCCGAGACAAACACGGTCTGCAACGGTTTGAGCACACCCCGGCCAAACGGGAGCCGATCGAAGCGTCAGCCAGCGTTGTCGTGATGGGCGTCGGGCACTCGGGCACCACGATCGTGGCGCAGATGTTGCAGGCACTGGGCTGGTACGCCGGCCCGGCCGAGGATGATCCCTGGTGTGAGCATCCGGGCATACGCGAGGTCAACGAGGCCGGTTGGGCCACTCGGGAACTGGACCTGGACAGCGGCTGGGACCACCTGGAGGAACTCGCCACGCCGTGGGTGATCAAGGATCCCCGCTTCGTGCATACGCTCGACGTATGGCGTCCGCTGCTTGGGAAATACAAGCCGACGCTCGTCTGGGTGGTCCGCGACCTCACGGACGTGGCCGAGAGCTACGCGAGACGTGGCGAGAAGTACCGCGGGAGCAACCTCGAGGATCTCGCCCAGATGGCCCTGGAGCAGTTCGAGTCGTGGCCGTGGGGGAAGGTGCGTATCGAATACGAGAATATTGCCGCCGCGGTGAGCCTGTTCGACCTGGCCCGTGCCGGCGTTGTCACTGGGGCCGACAACGCCGTGCCGCCACAGGCTGAGCCGCGTATGATGCCGCCGCCGGTATACGACGGGGAGCCAGGTGGCCCGTGCGTCTGCGAGGAACCGGGCGACTGTCGGCGGCATCCGGCAATCAGAAAGAGCGGCAGACTGTTCGACATTTGCCGGGACGAGGTGCTGACGCCAGAGTTGTGTGAGGCATATCGCATGTCCTGGGATGAGCAGGCAAACGCAATCGAAGTCCCACGGCCCGCGACCGTGGTCACGTTGAACGACAACCCGCTGGCGTGTGACCACCGGGGTGAGTACCTCGAGAAACGCGGCACCGGGTGAGGCGGCGTTTCGGCGAAGGTCTTCGCCTGCGACATCCTCGGCAAATGCACGATCGTGAAACGGATAAAGGAGATCAGCGGCGTCTGCCGATCGTGCGAGTATCATAGTCAGCGCGAGAGATCCATGGAGGGATCTGTAGATGAGTGCCAAACGGTTGGTGGTGGTGAGTGATCTGCACGCGGGCTGCCGCGTCGGTTTGTGTCCGCCCAGGGGCGTCACGCTCGACGATGGCGGGACGTACCTGGCGAGCAGCCTGCAACAGAAGATGTGGCTCATGTGGCGTGATTTCTGGGACGACTTCGTACCCGAGGCGACCGGCGGCAAGCGGTTTGACCTGGTCGTGAACGGCGACGCGATCGACGGGGTCCACCACGGGTCGACCACGCAGGTCTCGCACAACCTGGCGGACCAGTTGCGGATCGCCACGGAGATCCTCGAGCCGTGCGTGCGTCGTGCCGACGACTACTACCACGTCCGCGGCACCGAGGCGCACGCCGGCAAGAGCGGCGCGACCGAGGAGGAGCTGGCCCGTTCGCTGGGGGCAATCTGCAACGGCGAGGGCCAGGCGGCCCGGTTCGAGTTGTGGAAGCTGGTGGGCCGGCATCTCGTCCACGTGCTGCACCACGTGGAGGGCGGCGGCTCCAGTGAATCGACGGCCATCCTCCGCGAGCTGACCGACACGTACGCCGAAAGTGCCCGCTGGGGCCGCCGACCGCCCGACGTGATCGTGCGCAGCCATCGCCATCGATATATCAAGGTTGAGATCCCGACCGGGCTGTCGAAGGGATCCGAGCGTGGGCGGGAGCCGACCCCGGTGGCCGCGTGCGTGGTCACGCCGGGCTGGCAGGGGAAAACCCCCTACGCCTGGAAGATCGCAGGCGCACGGCTACAGACTCCCCAGTTTGGCGGCATCGTGATCGACGGATCGGGCGACGATGTCGTGGTCAGGCGTCGGGTCTGGACGGTCGCCAGGAGTGAGCCGGTATGAGTTCCGAGCAGGCCCCAATCACGCTCGAGGAGCTGCTGGCCGAGTGGGAGGTGATGGCCGAGGACTCGCACGGGTGGACAGTCCGCGAGCTGGCCAGGTTGTGGGGCGTCAGCCGGGTCCGCGTGCATACGCTGCTGGCCGAGGCGAAGGAGCGGGGCCGGCTGGTCATCGGTCGCAAGCGGATCGAGCGGCTCGACGGGGCGATGATCTGGACCCCGTCCTATTCGATCACGCCGCCCCCTGCCGAGTAGGCCCCTTCCGGGCTGAAAAGAACTTGACGGCGATAGTGCTACGGCTGCCGCCCGAGTGGATCGAGGAAATCGACGACCAGCGTGGCGAGACCACCCGCTCGGAGTTCCTCCGCGACTGTATCCGCACGCGGCTCGGCCGTCGGGACCACCCTGCCCCGCCCGGCCGTGGTCGGCCCGTCAGCGAACCACCACCACCCGCAGCGTGATCCCGTAGCGACCGCAGACGGCCAGGGCCCGCAGGTAGTACCGACGTTCTGCCTGCGGGTTTTTCTGTAGCAGGATCAGGCCGGGTTTGCGGTTGGTCGCCAGCCCGTAGAACAACGCCTGCCCGATCCCCTGCGACCACTTCCCGCTCTTGCACCAGTCGACTTCCCACGCGATGTCGTCGGTGAGGATGTCCACCCGCGAGCCGTCCGGCGTCCGGGCCTCGGCCTGTCCACCCATCTCGGCGGCGAGGTGTTTCGACCAGTCCACCTCGTGCCAGGCCGAGCGGTCCACCGTGGCCGGCGGATCTGGCGTGGGATCTGGCGTGGGATCTGGCGTGTCGGGCGGCGGCAGCAGAAGCAGGAGTGCGGCCACGCCCAGGACGGTCATTCTTTGCAATGGTTTGTCCCCAGGAGGCAGTTGAGATCCAGGTCGAGGATGACCGAGATCGACCGCAGGTGCGAGAGTTTCATCGAGCCGACGCCGCGTTCCCAGCGTCCGATCGTGTCCGGCGTCACCCCCAGCTCGTCGGCGAGGTTGGCCCTGCTCAGGCCTTCCATGAGCCGTGCGTGCTGGAGAGACTGCCCGACCCGCGTTCGGTATCTCGCCCCGTTCCGTTCACTCATCGCGGGGCATTCTACCGCAAACCCGCCACGCGGTGGGCACCAGGATATCGCGACGCACTCAGCAGCCCGGCTGCAGATCACCCTCGTCGACCGGGGAGACGCCAGGGCCGTCAGCGACCGACGCGCGGTGCGTCTGCAGCACGAGCGTGAGCATCGTCCGCATCACGACGATCGCCTCGAGGTGCTCCGCGGTCGGCAGCCCGTCGGGCTGATCGGGAACCGCCAGCCCGAAGTCGGAGACCTCGTAGCGGATCTCGTTGATCAGGTTCCGGCACTCGGTCCTCGCCTCGTAAAACTCCGACAGCGGCTTATTGCCAAGATCGGCACGTGTTTCGGTGGTGTACGGCACGTGCATATCCTCACTATGGGGATTTCCATTGTGCGGTGATCGTCAGGTAACTGCAACCGCGCGGCCGGGTTCGGTAATCACCAGGTAATACAGGCGTAATACATGGGTAATCAATACGTGGTGATTACCCATGTATTACCCGGGTATTCCCACGTGATGATTGTGGAGGGTCTCGAGCAGCTCAGGCCAGCCACGCCGCTGCCTGCTCGTTGACCACCCGCGAGACACGGGCCAGCTCGGCGGTCGACTCGGGGGCGTAGTGGGTGCGGGTGGTCCGCTCGTCGGCGTGGCCCAGGTAGAGCCGGGCCGCTTGCAGGCCGTCGGTCTTGGCCAGGAACGTGGCCACACCGTGGCGGAGCTGGTTGGGAGCCCACGGGGCACTCAAGGCCCCGTCCTGGACGGCCTTCTTGACGGCCAGCCGGATCGCCTGGGAGTACCCGCGTGAGGGGTGCGTCGGGTCGTAACTGTAGCAGTCACGTTCGGGGTCGTATGTCCGCGCGACCCGTGCCCGTTGCAGCCGGTTGCGGATTGTAAGCGGGGTCTTCCGCGGCGGGCGGGAGGCGTCCCGCTCGGCCTTGACCACCGAGGGACGCAGCAGCCAGCCGGTGCCGCCTGTCGTCTCGTCCTCGCGGGCCAGGTGCCTCTCGAGGATCCCCAGTGCCGCCGCGGGAACGGCCTTCCAGAGCGGGGCCCTGGTCTTTCGGCGGCACTTGTGGTCATCGAATCGGTAGAGCCAGACCTCGTGATCACCGTCGAAGAGCCAGACGGGAGCCTCGCCGCCGGCGTGCTCCCGGTTGCCGATTGCCTCGCGACCTTTCAGCCGTGCCACCTCGCCAGGACGCATCCCGCAGAGGAACTGGACCCGCGCGAAATCGGCGATCGAGGGGGCCAGGTAGGGCACGACGGCGCGGAACTGGTCGAGCTCAACCGGATCCTTGGTCACGCTGGTGGTGGTCCCGTACTCGCCCTCGGCGAGCCTGGGCACCTGGTCGAGCAGGAAGGCGGTCTGGAAGCTGACCAGCTCCTCGGTCACGCACCAGCTCACCCACTTCCTGACACGCCGCTCCGCGTCGCGGGTATGCTTGAAGTTCCAGCCCAGTTCGAGCGTGAAGTGGCGGCGGAGCTGCTGCAGCCGGCGGGCGCGGAACTCGTCGCACTCGGAACGTCCGAAGAGCTTGACCAGCTCGCCGAGGACACGCCGCGTGCGGCTCTTCTCGCCGTCGGAGAC